AAATCCTGTAAATCTTAGATATGATGTTTAGGTAAAATACAAAAACAGTCCTTCGTTTTGTTTTCTCTCACTATTCATTTACACATTTTTTCCCAATGGGTACTCGCTCTCGCATAGGACTACAACTTGAAGGTCAAATCATTTCAGTCTATCATCATTGGGATGGTTATCCATCTTGGTTAGGTGTTACTCTTGAGAAGAAGTTTAACACAAGAGAGGCAGTTGAAGAGTTGATTGATGGTGGAGATATGTCCTCTTGTGATTCTGATACTGATTGGGATCTCAAAGAATGTGAACCACACGCTCAATACTATAGTTTAAGAGGTGAGGACTGCCCACCAAAGATCTCTGAGTCAATCACAGAGTATCTTGACCAAACAGAGAGAACTGATGGTGAGTATGCTTACCTATTTGACAACGGTGAGTGGACTTGCTATGATATAGGTCAGTATAATGATGGAGTGAAAGGCAGAATACTTGATATTCCTGCTGATTACCCAGTTAGAGAGACAGTTTAAGAACTGTCACATCCGAGGTTGTATCAAGATGTAAAACTGCTATAATAAGAACATCAGGCGGAGAGGTTCATTGGTCTTCCCTCCCTTACTTAGACTTCGCAAAGGAGTTAGCATAGGGAACATAAGAAGGTGAACTGTCCCTGATAATACAATCACTTGGCAAACGCAAGGCAAGGGTGATGATAACAATTCCACATTTCTTAGATATTGTGGATGGAGAACATCTTTAAGACGAACCTCTTGTACTCCTTGGGTGTTTATCATCCTGTTAGAGAGTTTTGAAGTTGTAAGTCCAATACCATATTGAGAGATATGTGGTTCCTATGCCCGAAAGGTGGCATCTAGTCAAACCTGACATTCCAATTCCATTTTTGGTGACGGATCTAGTCAAACCTGACATTGCCAGTTTAGTAGGGGTTCAGGTGTAAGCGATTCCCATAGGGTAAATTTGGGCATATAGGTGAAACCTATGTTGATGCCCCACTCTCTCAATTTTTTCTTGTGGTATGACTTAGTACCTATCCAACCTTGTAAGGTAGCATTGTAATAGAATGTGGTAATTCCTTACATAATGAAGATAGGTGAAGCACCTCTTGAGCATACCACACTACTTGCCCTTGTTGGTACAATCTTACTTCGTTGGGGAGCGATTCTATCATTCGTAATGATTGGGAACATTATGAAAATGAATGATAGTATGGTAAGATGGGGGTTCAATTCCTCTAAGGGCATTTGTGGGATGTGTTAGTACCTTCTTTGAAAGGTGAAGCACCTCTTGACCATCCCACTTTATTGTAAACTGACTATTTTATTATGTCACCTAATTTTGCTGAGTTCCTACTTGATACTGCCAACAATGGCAATGAGATTTTAGCAGTTCTTGATGATATTGCTGAAGTTGTAGAGACAGGAGGAACCGATCTGTAAACTGTCACACGACCCCTTCACAGGGGTCTTTTTTTCTCTATAATAAGAACATCACCAACGGAGTTTCCCAATGCCTACAACATTAACAAGAGAAGAGAGAGACAAGGTAATTGGCAGTCTTCAAGAGAATGTACTTCACTGGACTGAGCAATTATGTGATTCACTTGCTGAGAACTACAAGATGTATCACAGAAGAATGATTGAAAATAATGCTGCAATGTTCAATCCTGATGGTAGCAAAGCAGAATTATCACGCTACGCACAACAGCAATTAGATGCTCTTAATGATGGTACATTCAAAGGAATGAAGTTTACCATTACAACTGGTAAGAAGTACCATAAGATCATTTCAAACGATTGGGATGATAGAGCAAATGATTGGAGAAGTGGTGGTGTTCACGCATTTGTGAACAAGCATACAGGTGAAGTCTACAAACCTGCAAGTTGGAAGTCTCCAGCAAAGCACGTTAGATATGATTTAAGAATCATCAATCAGCGTGATTATGTACTTGATCCACGCAACTGCGGATGGGCAGGTGGTTATCTTTATATGAGATAATCACAATGCTTGTAGATCTATCTAAAGACGAACTTGACCTTCTTGGCATTGCCCTTGCTGAATACCAATTCGATAAAGAGAATTGGTATCTTCAAGAGGTCAAAGAACTCAACATTAAGTTGAATAACATCAGAAACGCTTGTACCTGTAAGGAGGATTAAATGTTACACCTTGTCGCATTAGCACTAATATGTGCTATAATATCAGCAATGATTGTACTTACTGTTTACAATCCCCATCATCATTAAAATGATCTCAACCACAGTTTCCTTCAAACCGATCACTACAAGAGTTAGGGCAGGAAAGCGTGGTAAACACATTATGTGTCCCAACTGTCTATCCATCTCTAAGGTCTATCACTTTAGTTGGTCTGGTTTACAATGTCAACAATGTAAAGAGTGCATTGACAAATCATTATGGAGTGTAGAACAATGAAAACTTATCACGTTAAATGCTCAGAGACAGTACATTTTACTGTAGCAATCGAAGCAGAGTCCGAAGAGCAAGCAGAAGAACTTGCACTTGAAGATATTAACTCTCACGAAGTTATTGCAGAGTCAACAACTGATTGGGATATTGAAGAAATCATTTCAGAAGATGCGGAGTGGTATAATAAATGAGTAAAGATTTGACTAGCAAAGAAAAACTTTTATTCATTCTATCATTCTTATGGACACTACATTGGGGAACAAGAGTCGTATCTATCGTAGTGGATACGGTTATTCTAAGCGAAGGTGTGAGAGCGTTACCAACTGGTTTCTAAACACTTTCCTACCTAGACATCATATTGATGTAACTGTCATCCATAGAGGATTGATTAGAGAGGATGCTATGGGTTTCTGTGACTGGATCGGTACGTCACATAACCCTAGAGACTTTGAGATTCAATTACAATCTAATATGGATGAAAAGATGTATATTGAAACTCTATTGCACGAACTTGTGCATCTACGTCAATGGGTTCAGGGAACTCTTAAGATGAAGAGTGGTAAGTTTGTATGGAAAGGTGAGGACATACATCATATTGATTATATGAATCAACCTCACGAAATTGAAGCATTTAGAGAAGAGGGTATTCTATATCGTAAATATATGAAAGAGGTATTTGGTGTGACAGTTTGTGATCCTATACAATACTTCCCTAATCGTTTACTTGGTTTAATATAATAAGAGTATGAAAAACACTCACATTGAGCATCCTGAAGATTCTATCCTTGCAGGTGACTTGTCTGTATTGGATTGGTTTTGTTCTATGAAGGGTGCAAAAGCATCACTTAAGATGGATGGATCTCCAGCAATAGTATGGGGAACTAATCCCGCTACTGGTAACTTCTTTGTTGGTACTAAAAGTGTATTCAATAAGAAGAAACTTAAGATCAATGAGTCTCACGAAGATATTGATCGTAATCATCCTGATAAAGATCTAAGTAAGAAACTTCACGCTTGTTTTGATTATCTTCCTAACAATGGTGATATTGTTCAGGGTGATTTTATAGGATTTGGTGGGGACAATACCTATCAACCTAACACATTAGTGTATTCTTTTGATGATGTAATATATCATAATATTATTATAGCACCTCATACTGTGTATGATTGTCCTTCAGGTAAGTTAAGTGAAGCAGTTGCTAGTCCCTTAGATTATAATTTACCTGAATGTAGTACGGTATTTTTTATTAAACCTACTGTGAAGTTTGGAGTAACTACTACTATCATTGAACGCTGTAAGTTTGCTAGGCAAATGGCACAACTTGTCACGTTTCCTACTGATGATAAAACTGTAAGACTTACTAAAAAGAACTTGAACCATTGTATTCGACAAGGTATTAACATTGGATATGATAATAGTCTTATAGATTTTTGGAAGTTAGTAAGATCTATTAAGCACGATTTTATGAATATGTTTGAACATAATGCTGATTTTGCAACATTTATGTATGATGGTGACACTATACAACAGACTGATGGTGAGGGTTATGTGATGTGGAACAGTATTGGAACTTATAAATTAGTTGATAGAGATGTATTTTCATACATAAACTTCAATCAAAGTCAATGGAGGGCGTAATGGAACCAGTAGAACTTACAATCAATCTTACTGAGGCAGTAGAGGATCTACAACTTGGTTTAACTAAGGAACAGGTTGAATACATTGCTAATGATATTAAACGTGGATGGGATTTTAGTCACATTTATGAAGAAATTGAAACAAAGGTTGAAGAATCTGCCAGATATGCTAATATAACACTATCAATGTAATTCATTATGCCACTCTCTGAAGACACGCTTCAAAAACTTGCAGACACTTTAGTTGATGATGTGATTGATTACATCAATGATGATGATCGACTAAAAGATTTCTATCTTGAGTTGATAGGTGATGCAGTTTGTGAGAAGTTGGGTAACAAAAATGCTGATGGTACTTGTACTTTTGATGGAAGTATATCTGCCGACCTAATCATTGCCATATCTGAGAGAATAAAGATAGGTAAGGTTAATGATGCAGAGTCAAGAGATATACTATCATATTTCCAGAGTAAAAGAAGATCGTAGTGCCAGTTTAATAAGTGTCACACGATTACTTGAAATGCCTCTGTAATCCTTTATAATGGTTATAACAACGAAAGGTAGTATGACTCCAGAGGAACGCTATCGACACCTCTATGAACAATTATACACGCTCTGTGATGATGAAGGATGGGGTGATCCATTCTCTTATGCACGATCAAGAGAGATCCACTTAGCAGGGATCTTAGGTCATAGGGTTGCTGATGATTATTCAGGTGCAGATGCTTATGATGAGATTGGTGGATGTGAGTATAAATCTACCATTGGTAAGAATATTAATGCAACCTATAATGGCATTAGTGTTCAGGATACTTGGGAGGAGCAAGAGAGGTATTTGGTTGAGGATAAGATAGGTAAGTATAGGAACCATTATTATAGTAGATATGAGGGTGCAGAAGTAAAAGAGATATGGAAGTTACATTGTGAAGATGTTTTGAGTATTGTAATACCTAAAGCAAAGAAACAATATCCTAAGAAAAGATCAGGTAATGCCAAAGATCCTAGAATTGGTGTTACAATATCTAAGAGTGAGATTTATTCAGTAGGTACTCGCATATTATGAAATTAAGATCAAGCGAATTAGATAGTGGTAAGTTAATGTACTCAGGTGGTAGTAATGATGAGTGCTATACCCCTGATTATGGTGTCAAACCTATTCTTAAGTACATTCCAAAGGATGCAGTTGTATGGTGTCCATTTGATACGTCACAGAGTCAGTTTGTAAAGCAAATTGAGCAACAGAATGAGGTCATATACTCTCATATTGGTACTGGTAGGGATTTCTTTGTATATGAACCTTATGAGTGGGATGTAATGGTATCTAATCCACCATTTACCAATAAACGTAAATACTTTGAGAGAGCATTATCATTCAATAAACCTTTTGCATTGATAATGACTAATACTTGGTTAAATGACTCTGCCCCTGCAAAACTATTCAAAGATAGGGACTTGCAGTTGCTTATGTTTGATAAGAGAATGAAGTTTATTAGTCCTGATGGTAGGGACAATGATAAGATCACGTTTAGTAGCAGTTATTACTGTTGGAATATGCTACCAAAGCAGATCATAATGGAAACACTTGATGTGCCACCTAAGAAACTGTCACAAAAGAGTAGCAGCAAGGCAGTCTTACCCCTATAATAAGTACATCCCACAAAGAGGTTCCCAATGCGAGTCTTTGATGAAGTAGATCTCTTAATTGATGTCTACGAAAAATACGTCACAGAGCAAGGTTTACCCTTTGTATCTGCGGATGAACAAGATAAGTCCGAACTTACCGATTCTCAGGTAATATGGATGGAGTCTTTTGAAACATTATGGGATCTAGCAACGTGACTATCACCCTTACCCAAGATGAGCAGTCTTTCCTACTTAATATACTAGGAACTGCCGACCAATTTGACATCATTGAAAAGATGTCGGATGATTGGCAAGATGAGGATGAAGACTTTAGAGACTTCAGTTCTGATCCTACCACTATTTTTGAGTCCCTTAACCAAAAGTTATCCCAATGAACCAACTTTTTACTGA